GCTTGCCTTGCCATGAATGTGGCATCGCAACTCGGAAAACCCAAGCACATTTTACTTCGTGTTCCCGGTGAGACGAAGTGAGGTGCTGTTTGCTCGCAGAGCGAGCCTTACGAGACCCATACATGCGAAATGGGCCCCATGCAGTAGGCTTTTAGCCAACTGCATCCCCATTGGAGTACCTTCCGTCATAAGGTACTCCGTGTGAGCGACGATTCGTTCGTCCTCATCCTCAATCACGACCGTCTCGGAAATCGTGATAGGTGTCACGTATAGGATCCTCAAAAGATCCATATACCATGGGAAGAATCGAGTGTGAATCTCGAAGATCTTTAAAATCACTAAACCTAGTGATTTCACGAGCCAATCCGTTGACTCGGTCAAATCGCTGTAGAAATTGACAGCGGTACCAGGCCGGAGCAGACCAGTGCTCCGGTCGTAAAGAAACGAACCTTCCGCCGTACCTTGCACACGGCGGAAGTGCGACCAGTCCGCAGAACTTCCCTGCAGACCGTTACGATGACTCGGGCTCAGAGCCATCGTGTTTTGGATGATCTTTCCTCCAACAATCATTGCCCAGTTGTACACTGCTGAGCACTTGACCAGATTCCGTTCTTTTGCGGCTTCTGCGATATGTAAGACCCTAGCTCTGAAAGGGTCGTACATGAAAGGAGCACCCGTCTCCTTGATGATGAAAGGAACGTATTCCCACATCTGAGGTTTGGCCTTGTCGATCTTGGCCAAATGGATGTAGTTCACACACAGTTGAACTGACAACCAGAACAGGAAGGTTGAAACCTCTTCCATGTCGACATCTGAAGGGCACGTTTTGTGGCCAATCAGCTTCCCGGATTCGAGACTTCGAATCGGTACGAACCACTCATTGGTTCGCGCGAGCTGGAGCAATTCCCTTGCATCCTCCAGCTTACCTCCGTCTGAGACCTTTCGGTCAACAGATGCCGTCCCCTTAAGTTCCAAGGAGACGTGAGAAAGAACCTCCTTGAGGATTTCTTTCGACTTCTTGTCATCACGAGCAAAAATGTGATGAGCAGCGGGGAGTTCTTCTGTGAACTCCAACAGCAGAGCCTTCATGACCTGGGCCTGCTTCTCCCTCGTCCAGACGAGAGGAGGCCGAGATATCGCTTCTCGGAATTTGTGCCGTTTCACCATTGCAACGGCTCGAGGAAGGTGGCCGTAACCACGCTTCTGAGAGAGGATCAGTTTCTTCAGGACTGACCTCAAGCTTGTGGGGTCGTCACGCCCCATCAATGCCTCACCCCTTAAATGGGTTCGGTATTTGTTTAAGAAGTACATGACTGTCTTCTTGAAGCAGTCTGACTGTGCAGGGAATCCAGTCCAGACATCGTCGTCGAATTGTATCGACCACTTGCAGTATTTGGTGAAATTCACCAAATCCTCGTAAAAGGTTCCGTTCGGATTCGGAACGGGAACCCCATCTCGGTACACAGGATCAACTGAGTACTCTTTTCGGAGCGTCTGAAACATTCTTCTAGTCGCTTCTGCAATGTCCGTGTATGAAAGTTGATACGGACAAACCAGCATCAATTGTATGATGACTGCATCGATTGTAAACAGAATCTGTTTCAATCTTCGACGCCAGGTCGGAATTGTGACCAGCGGAAACTTCTTCGCAAACTTGATGAAGTCGTCTCCCAATCTCTCAGATCGGGA